TCACCAGCCTTAGGGGCAACAACCTCATCAAAATATTGCGCTTGAGCCTGTGCTTTCTGTTCTTCAGTTAACGCCTGATACTGTGGAGAAGCGATAACATCTTTCCATGCTTTAGCCATTAATCACCCCATAAAGACGAGAAACCGGACTTATTGCTGTCGCTTCCTGATTTTCGCTCACTAACATATGTGTCATAACCTGATGAACTATATCCCATTGATTCAGCCTCCATTGCTGCAACCTTTTGAAATACAGAATATTGCGATCGGATTTCAGATAACTGTTTTCTGACGACCTCTTCAGGCTGTGTTATATCGAGTTTCGCGATCAGGTTTTCCAGTTTTTGGCCTTCAGCATTGGAGAGGCTCCCCATACCTCGCATAATCTGCACGTTCTGGACAAACGCACCCGACTTTAATTCTTCTATCGCATTACGGTTTGCAAGCCCTTCAGCACTTGTGAAGCCATCTATATTTCTTCCTTCGAAGCGACCGATACCTTCAAGCTCCTTCTTACCAAGCAAAGAATCTATTTTCTCTATCCCTCGCTCACCAGTAATCAACGCTTTGTTGTAATTATTGTTGCCATCAAGCCATCTCTTAGCCTGAGACATTCTGGCTGACGTTGCAGCTTTACCGGTTAGAGGATCAATTCCCGTCGCTGCTATCTGTGAGTTAAGAGACAAAACATCCATATCCTGAAGTTGTCCTGCTCTTTCAAGGGCCGCCTGTGACTGCTTAAACACATACTTGTCGTGATTCAGTCTTGCCATTTGAGCCTTATAGGAAAGATCCTGCCCCCTAATAGCCCTCGCATTCGTCATGTCATTATTGCGAATGGTTTCGTTAATTCTTTGCTGCTCCTGCTGGCGACCAACCATCTTATCCTGAACAGCAAACGCCTTTTCTGGTCCAAGCGCACCGAGAGACATAGTAGTCAGCATGTGTGATAGCTGCTCTGGATTCTGGATACCTGTCTGAATCATCCAGTCAGCATTAGCACCAACGCGATTTAACCTGTCCTTGTTGTCAGTAATGAATTTACTGTAGGCTTCCGGTCCCTGAGAAAGAGCGACGTTAGCCCTCATGGCTAAATCGCCCATATCGTTGCGTTGCTGATCATTAAGACCAGAAAACGCCTGTTGTGCCTGTGCAACAAACGCTGGATTTTCCTGGGCAAACTTAAATAGTCCCGATGGATCACCAGAAGCCCATGCATCAGCGTGAACCTTATTGAATGCACTAATCGCTTTCTGTTGCTGTTCCTGCTTATAAATATCAGCAGCCCCAGCCAGACCACGTAACGCGGTCAGACCAACGTTATTTGCACCTGAGCGAGCCAGTTCATTGTTTTCGCGGATCAGACCAAGCGTTGCGTTAATGTCGCTTGCCTTTGGCGCATTCTCATTTTGCGTACCGATGCCAGCCAGAAAACCACCAGAATTAATACCCTGTTGCCACGTAGCCATGATTACCCCTTAAAACAACGAGCCAAGCAGACCAAGACCAGCACCGATACCAGCACCCCACGGAGTTGATAGCTCGAGAGCACTGGCTATGCCACCACCCAAAAGCGCACCGGATGCAGCACCACTAACCCCCTGCTGCAATGCTGACGGTCGGTTGGCGTTTGCCGCAGCCAGCGCCGCGCTTTGCTGTGAAATCTGACTCATGTTGTTGGCATATGTTTGCCCGGCGTTTGCCTGCCCCTGAAGAGCGCCAAGACCGATATTTGCCAGGTTGTTGTAATTGTTCATTTGTCCAGATAGCCATTGCTGACCAAGCGTTGGTGCGATTGTTGCTAACTGATTACTGGTTGCGGTGGAACCCAATCCACCTGTTGCTTCCGCTGCAGCCAGACTCTGATAGCGCGCCTGACCAGCAAGGTCTTTGTACTGCTGAGAGTTGTAATACTGGTTAAGTGCCTGACCTTGCCCCTCCAGAGACGATAAGTTCTCGAGGCTGCCGACATACTTCTCAGCCAGAGGAGTAAACGGTTTCAGGTTGTTCATGATGGTGTTGAACTGCTGATTTTGCAGGTCTGCGGCATACTTCTGAGCTTCTGCGGCATACTTTGCACTTTTATCAGAACTGCCACCTTTCCCGCCTTTTTCAGGGCAATAAGGTTCCTCGCCGCGCAGTTTTCTGCCCAGCTTAAATGCATATAACATGGCTATCTCCCGTGATTCAGGAAGTCGATTAGTTCTTCGCGTGTTGCGCTGTAAAACGTCACGTCATCCACGCCTTTGAAGTATTTCTTGATGGTTCCGACACGCTTAAGGCCAATCATTGCGCAGTACATCTGACCGTGGCGGAATTTGCGCGCAGCGAACGATGTGACGCACTGAACGGTGGTGTTAGTCAGAATGTATCGCCAGAACGCCAGCCCGATTTCCTTGCTGAATCCACGAACCTCTGGCAGGTACATGGCGTGGCAATCGAATGTCAGCGGCTGAATCTCCTGATAGTAAACAATGCCGCCGAACTGCCCGTGCACGTTCACCTCAAAGTAACGGCATTCAGGCTTGTAGTCGTATCCATCACCGTTGTTGCTCCCGGCAATAATGTCAGGGTGATTTCCGACAGCTTCGATCAGGTCGATGTTTCGCGTTGGTTTGAATGTAATCATCAGTCAATCAGCCCATGTAATCTAAGTGCCGTTTCAAGCGCCAGAATACGCTGCCGCGCCTGCTGCAAACCTGTAGCGAGAGCCGCGACTTCGGATTGTGTGTACGTAGTGCCGACCGTGTATGACTGGTTAGCGTTGAATGAGCCAAGAAGAGGTGTACCTGTGGCTGCAGTCCATCCGGTCTGCCTTGCTCCAACGACCTGAATTCCATCAACTGAATATGATGTTTTTACATCCAGCGGTGACGCAAGAGACTGCGATTCGGTTACGGTTTTCGATACGTAATCACTCTTAATGCCAGAGACATCGTTTTCTACGTTATCCAGTCTTTGGTCAACAGTGACCAGATGCGCCTGAATATCGATAACCTCATCCAGCAAGTAATCAACATCGCTACGCAGTACGACTATCTTCCCTTCGGCAGTTGTTAACCTGACCTCAAGTAGATTTATCGCTTTTGTGTTTGCGGTGATTCTTGCATCGTGATCTGCCAGTTCGACGTCCTGTTCATCGTTTTTTACCTGGGCATCGTAAGCGCCCTGACCAGCCTGATTTGCCTTCCCGGCAATTGCACCGACATCAGCTCCCTGATTTATGACATACAGCAGGTAAGACTGGCTGAATATATTGCGTGGCAAAATTGAAGCATCAAGGCGCGTAGCCTGAACCACGACAGGAGCATTCAGTGATGAATCAGCCATTACTCAATCCTTATCTGGCAGCCAGACAGAGTGACAGGTGACTTCGTGATAACGCGCAATTTGAAGCCAACATTTTTCCTGATGCGCCCGACTCGCTTCCACAAAACGCGCTTGTCGTAAACGAACGGTTCATTCTGCTCAATCATCTGCTCACGTCCGTAATTGATTCCGTCAGTGGTTGCAGAGAGGAACAGGCGGTCGGCGTACTGCGCAACGCCAGTTGACGATTCAACCTCAAGGTCGAACACTCTGGCGTTATCCGCTTTGAACAGTGGAGTAAACAGCAGGTGTTCCTGTTGCTTGTCGTACTGGCTGCTGATGTCGAATTGCAATTTCCCGGTCACGGACTCCAGCTTATCGCCGCACGTTATCTGATTGCCTTCGTAAATGAAGTCGATAGCGCGGTACACATCGTCATACAGGCCTGTTTTCAACACACACCATTGCGGACCATTGGCGCTTGAAGATGCGTCGTACACCAGAACATGGCGCGGAAGATGAATAATCAGAAGCTCATGCGCATCAAACCGCAACGATTCCATCACGCCATCAGCCAGTTCATCAGCAGTGTAGGAGCGTAGTATTTTCTCAATGCTCGCGCTGGCGATTGGTGATACCTGACCGGAGCCGATGATATATACAGACGGCGCACCTGTTGCCGGATTGCTGATGAACGCATAAGAATCAGCGAATGGCGTTTTGCAGTAAGTTCCGGCAATGCCTTTCTGCACCATCAGCGATGGCTGTGCGACATACAACGCGGCACCAACAGTGGTTGCACCAGTCAGGGAGAAATATTCAATCGTCGATGAACCAAAGCAGACGATGAAGTCTCGCCATGTTCCGATGCCGATGATTCCGTCAGGCTGAGACTCGGCACGATATTGTGCGCTGTAGCGGTCAGGATGCGATTCGTCTTCAAGGTCAGTGATAAACCATGAATCCGTGCCGTCTTTTGACCACGCATAACGCCCACGTAAGCGTGTAATGTCACGGACTGAACCTAACTCATACTGAGTGAACCCGCTATCAGTAGGCCAGTTTGAGACGGTTTTAACCGTGCCATCATAGCGATACTCGACCAGCTGACCGTTAACGCCTACCGCCTGTGATGTCCGCCCATGCGCCATTGATACGCGACCACTTCCGGCAACATCACCGACTTCACTTTCGCCTTTGTACAGCTTGCCACCACACACACGATAAACAGCATTCTGCGCCATGTTGTACTCGACTCCGCGCGATACACCGTTCACATCAGAACGTTTGGCAATGCCCGGGAATGAGCGAAGATATCCGCTGCTGTTCAGGATTTCTTTGGGTGTAGCCAACATATTCGCTGGCAGATAGTCGATATAGTCGGCGTTTCGGAAGTCTTTGCCGACACCTTTCATAAGCGGAAGTTGCTGAATAGGCATTATTCGCTCCCGTTATCGCAAGGTTCCTTTCGGTGGAAGTAATTCCAACCATTCCACTTCGCCAACTGGTTACCACTACCAACAGGCATACGGTTTGGATAACCGGACTTACATTTAGCGGCTTTTGCTCTGTCCATTGCAGACAGTTTGACGAGTCGCTCTTTCCCGTATCTGGCAGTGGTTATAAGTTTTGCAGGCGCTTCCAGCGCATAATCTGGAGCAATGCGGCAGGCAAGGTTGAAAATGACGGCATTGATAGCGTTATTTGATAAACCGTGCTCATCGCCCGGATCTGGAGCGACATCTGCATCAGCGAAAATGTAGCCAACGTTGATACCAGGTGACGCATCACCTCCAAGCCATTCAGCCATCATCATTTCAAGGTCGTTGACGCCGTCTTCCATAGACTGCGGTTCGACATCGGTTAACGTGGCATTTGATGCCACACCGAGCTTACGTAATGCCGCAAGGACTAAATCACCCTTCGTTGTCAGGTTCATCTGCTGCCGCCTTAGGTTTTCGACCAGGCTTTTTACGCTGTTTTTCTTCTGGCTCTGGCTCTGGCTCTGCAACATCCTTCAGAAGATCATCAGGATGTGCAAACCAGCCAGCATCCAGATATTCCTGAAGCTCTTCGGCTTTCACGATTTCAAAGTCGTATCCAACGCCTTTCCATTTCTTCATGTCGCCATGACGAAAGATCATGTGTGTCATGCTTGTCTCCAGATAAAAAAGGGAGCCGAAGCTCCCTCTGGTTATCACGCGGTCTGGTTAGGCAGACCAACACCAATTGCCTCTGGTCGTACAGCACATGCTGAATACCACACAGCAATACGGCACTTACCAGACAGAGTATTGATATCACCCTGCGTTGCGAAGATGCCGTTAACACCAATGCCAGGAATGCTGAAGGAAGACGTTTTCATGCCAGCAAACAGTTCATGGGTTACCGGAATCGGCTGAGACAGCAGGCGGATTGAGTCATCAGCCCAGAACACGTTAGCGGTGGTTGTTGCCACGTTCAGAACGTTTACCGGAGTGGTATCAGCAAGAGAGGTGTTTACGTTAGCGTAAGCCTTCTCTTCTTTTGTCAGTGACGCGTCATCCAGTGCAATCGGCTTCGGCGTGATTTCGATGTGAGTACCATCGATCACACGGGTGATTGAGAAAGTAGCATCATCAGTCAGCACGTTCTTCGCCATCTGAGACAGGAATTTCACACCAGTGAAGCTGATTTTGTCGCCGCGCCTAAATCCGGTGGTGGAGGATACGGTCACCGTTGCAACACGGTTGTCGACGTTCTCTTTGTTACCATCGGTATCAAGGGTGTATGCCTGCGGCTTAAACTTCTGCGCACCAGACACAGTTACACCAGTAGCGGTTGACTTGGTAACTGCCGGAAGTTTCGGTGAGCGAAGAATTTCATCAAAGCCAGCAATCTGACGCTGAATAGTACCGTTGCGATACGCTTCTTCAGGAACGCGCCCAAAGATGTCACCATCTACTAGGTTGCGGCCTGCTTTGCGGTAATCGTCAGGGTTCAGGAAGTAACTGATGCCCATATCGCGGTTTAGCTCACGGGAGAACATCAGGCGCTCTGCATCAGACACAAAATCCCAGCCAGACAGGCCAGTAGATGGACCAATTGCGCGGGTATCGTGAACAACAAGCGAGCCCATTTCAGTTGCCTGTTTGGCAATTGCTGACTCAATGTTATTCGCCAGTTTTTTGGCGGATGCCTGGATGCGGCGACGGTAAGAACGCTCATCACGCAGGTCATCTGCACGAAGCTCGAAGAAATCGTTATCCGGATCGCCCATGTTGCATTTCACGGAGAGTTCCAGAATCCCGGTTGCGTTGCCAGTTAAATCCCAGCCAGTCTGGGTTGGCGCTTCCTGCTCAACAGGCATCCACACGGTGTTGCTTGAACGCTGCATGGATTCTGCCGGAGGGGTGTATTTTGTCACTTTGGACGCCATTGGCGTCAGGTTCTGGACGGTTTCGATGATTTCATCCAGAGCATACGTGACCAGTTGACCTTCATTTAATGCCATTATCGAATTCCTTTATTCAGTTGCGCCTTGAGCTTGCGGTATGTCTCTACATCCCCTTTGTTTGCTGCCGCTTCCATCTGCTTTTCAATCGCAGATATATTTGCAGCAACAGCGTGTCCCTGAATGGGTTCATCAGGTAGCGGGGCTTCTGAAACAGGTTTGGCTCGAGGCTTGAGAGTTAAACGTTCTGACAGTCGAGTGAGTTCAATCAGCGCGGATTGCCCGCCCATCGCCAGCAACTGGCGTGTTTTCTCAGGATTAGCACCAAGGTGATACATGAGAGCAGCGGATTTCTCCGGGAAGAGGCGCATGATGTCGGCGCCGACTGCTGGCGTCACCAGTTGCATGAATGCATCCTCTTTCTCCTGATAGTCAGGGATATTGAGCTTTTCCGCTGCGTCGTAGTGCTTACGGGCTGCCTCGACGTATTGCGCTGATTGCTGGGTGAACTCCTGAGTTTTGCGACCCTGCTCGGCGACAGCCTGGCTTCGTGCGTCCATAGCCTTGATCTGCCATTCACTGTTTGCCTGCTGGAAGGCAGCCAGTGCGCGGCTCTGGTCATAGTCGTACTTAGCCAGTGCGTCTTCGGAAAGATAATCGTTAGGGTCTGGTTGTTTTGGTAACTCAGGGTTCACCCGCAGGTGCTCCGGCAACTCTCCCCGCTTAACCGCTTCCATCTGTTGCTCAAGCTCACGCTGGCGTTTGCGTTCGATGCGGCGACGAGCAAATTCAGCATTAGTTGCCGGGTCTTGTTTTGGTTTCTCATCGTCTTTCAGGACAATCTCGAAGCCTTCTTCCTGACCTGCGTTGTCGTTGGCATTATCGACAACTAAGCCATCAGCAGATGCCGCTGCATGATTGCCGGGCAGGGTTAATTCTTCAGAAGCCTGAATGTCGGTGGTTTGGTCCATGATTAACTCTCTCTTATTGAGGTGTCTCGGCTACTCCGCCGGAGGGGATTTGAACTTGACGCATAAGATTCGCGAAATCCATGCGTTGTGAATGAGTCTGGTCTGCATCTTTAAGAAGCAGCTCAGCGTTAGCACGAGCATCTTTGCTGCGCTGTTGCTGGAATTGACCTACGAGCTTGAGGTACTCACGCAGTTCTGCCTGCTTGTCGAGGTCCATATTGTTGAAGATTTCCGCAATCTTCGCGGCGTTGAGTTGGTTTTGGGCTTCAACCTTGGCGGCTTCAACCTGAATCTGCGCCTGTTGGTTCTCTGCCTTGAGCAATTCAGCCTGACCTTGCAGAAGGATACCCTGCGCCTGAATTTGCTCTGCTGATGGCTGCTGCGGCTGTTGTTGTGCCTGTTGTACCATCCCCATCTCTTCAGGTGTTTCTGGTTTCTTCAGCCCCATCATCACCAGTTGCTTGTTCGCGTACTCTCGCATCATCTCGACGCCTTTACCGTCAAGCAGCGTGAAGTATTGCAGCATCAGCATCTGGAACTCTGGAGTACCTTGCGGAACCTTGGTGAGTAACTCCTGAATCTCTGCGCGGTTCTGTTCCTTCATGCTCTGGAAGGATGGCCCAACGTCTGTATAGCACTCATAGCGACCGCGAATGTCGTTGAGTGTGACCACATTACCGGACTGGTAATCGACAACTTGCGCGTAGAGTTGAATGTCTTTCTCGCTTCCATCTTCAAGTGTCAGCGTTACATGACGAGGAACGTCATAAATATCGTTGACCATTGAGGCATAAATCTCGCCATCACGTCGCATTGCGGTAGCCAGGTTATCCTGAAACACGTATGTCTCAAGATCTGCCCGCATGTTCAGTTGATTGACGGTATCGAAAGCGACCTGAGAGTTTGCCGCCTGCGCATCCACGCCAAGACTAGCCACCTCTTTCACTGCGTTGGTGGCAGCCTCAAGCATGTAAGCGTTGGCTTGCGGCACTTCAGGGTTTTCCATGTAGGAGATTGGACCAATCGGCAGGTCGTTACCGTTTTCATCGGTCCTGTTCTGCAGATAGTACGGATAGTCATCATTTCCACCGTACATGTATTCGTAGCCTTCGATTTGCTCAGGGAAGAAGGTCGGTTTCTTCTTCGGTGAACGGGCAACGATATCGGCGTTGAACGACATGATCATGTTACGAAGGCGTTGACCGTCTTTCGTCAGCCTTACCACTCCTTCGTAGCACTCCTTGTCACCAGCGAATGACCATTCGCCGTACACAGGAACGATTGGGATATGCTCTCCAGCTATCTTCTCGCGGTCTTTCAGTATCTGCGTGCAGGTGATGATCGACTTATACACACGCCGACGCTTCACCTTGCGCTCTGCTACCTTAATGAATCCACGATTAGCCAGGTCGTCGATGACGTCTTTGATATCCTGCTGGTAATAGCTGACCGGCTCACCTGTCAGCGGGTCGCGGTAGATGAAGACCTTCTCTTTCTTCTCTTCGACCTCGTAATACTCAGCGACGTAGACGACATCATTCGATACCCACGGAAACAGCCATGTATCGTTCGGATTCTGGAAAGATGGCAAGGTGTCAGGATCAATACCGTAATCCTCTGCGAACTCTTTCCAGCCATTGCGTGCCAAAGCGTTAATCACCGTGCAGTGCTTAGCGTCGCTCTTATCCATCTGCTTGCTGTTGGCGTCCCATATGACGTGTGAGCAGGCTTCATGGATTGGCAGGCGTCGGATTACCTGATTGTTGCTTGTTGGGTCGTTGTCTTCGTACTGGGTGACCAGACGCCATGCACCAACGCCGGACTCTATCTGCTCACGAACGCCAACGTTAACGGCAATCTTTGCCGTGTTATGGCGCATATCAGTACGATACATCCCCATCAGCACATCGGCAGCATCAGGATTAGCTCCGTCTTTTGGTCGGAAGAGAACGTCGATAGGATTCCGGCGCATCTCTGCGACCAGTTTCCTGACCACCGGGCGAACAACATCGAATTGTCCGCGATATTGCAGGGTCGTGTAGTTTGATAGCCAGTCATCCCATTGCGACACTCGGCTAAAATACAGGTCATTTGTCGCCTCGGTTCTGGCTTCATCGCTCGCCATCCAGTCTGCGTCAAACTTACACAGAATGGAATTGAGTCTGTTTTCGTCGGCCATTTAAGTTCTCCGTGCGATGGGCCTGATTGGGGCTGGTATCTTTTTCTCTTTTGGTTTTTTGATGTCGCGCATCATTTTGGCGAAGCGGCGCATCATGTATGCATAGCGAACGGCTGAGAGAACGTCGTCGTTAAGCTTGACGATCTTCCCGTTTTCATCACGGTGATAGAGGCGAAACTCCTCAAAGAATGGCTCACAGGTGTTGAATACTTTGAAGCGACCATCAAGCATCATGTCGCGCAATTCAGTGATTCCAGGCTCCACCGCGTTACCGCCATCAGGCCATGTCGCATGCTCCTGCAACATCATAAAACCAGCATCTGCATACTGCCCTTTGAGCTGCTCACCGCCGCCCTTCTCGTGCTGGTTTCCGTCATGAGGCCATGCTGTTGGCACTTTATGCGCCCATGATTTAACGGCTCCCCACGCCTGAACGGCTGTTTTTTCTTTCGCCTTCCACACGCGTGAAACGTAGATTGTGTCTGCGTCCTTATCCCACCAAAGCTGAACCTGCGCCTGTGGGTGATCCCATCCGAAATCCATCCCGCCAATTACGTAGAAGTGATCAGGACACTCGAACGGCTGGCACTTAATCGTCTCTTCCGGTATCTGGAAGATTCGACCGCTACCCATCGTAGGAATACCGCGAGCACGCGCCTCTCTCTCATGCTCGGGATAGGATGCGATGATTTGCTCTTTCTGCTCGTCGGTGTAGTGCTCTGCGTCATAGATGGTCATGTTGACCACTTTCTGCGACTTGCTGGGATTCTTCAGGAACTTGGTAACAACGTCAGACATCCCCATCAGCGGGGTGAACGTCAGAATTGAGAATTGCCCGTATTTGTTGGTACGGGTAAGACCTTCGCCATAAATGCTGTATGGTGGCTCTTCGTCAAACCACACGCCGTGGATTGTGTCACCCTGCCAGCGAGCGCGGCCTTGCGAGTATGGTTTGAAGTAGCAGATTGAAATGCCATCTTCAACGCCATCAGCCGTGTGATGCTTAACCAGAAGATGATCAACAAGGTTCGGAAAGAAAGGAGACTTCTTCCAGCTAATGATGTCCTCTTTCGGTATTGAACCGTAGCCCGGCTCATCATTCTCTTCAATACGACCGCACAGGATGCGTTGAGTCGTTTTGGTTACCGTCTCGTTTGTCTCGCCGCCAATCCAGAAGACAACAGGCTCATAGAAACGCTTACCTTTCCACTCACCGCCATATTTACCATCAGCAGGATAGCCTTTTGTGCCCGGATAACGCCCGGTAAGGTGAAACGCGACTTCAGCAGCACCAGTAAATGACTTACCAAGCTGGTTACCAGCCATAAAACATCGCTCTGGATAGTCATGCCCGGCGTCGATGAACTCACGCTGTTTGCTGTATGGCGTAAATTCATATAGCAGGTGTGTGTTCCGGTAGTTCTCTTCTTCTTCGAGTAGCTCGAGCAATTCGATTTGCTCTTCGTCGCTCAGGTTATCAAGAATCGCGTCCAGTTCCACGGTTGAATAGCTCCTTGATACGAGAGCGCCGCTTATCGCGATCTCCCTTATCAGGTGTCACGTCTTCAACTTGCGACTGCTCTTTGAGGCCCAAATCACGGGCGATGATGTTAGCGTTGAGAAGGTCAGCGGCTGCGCCAGAGAATTTCTGGTCGTAGATGATGTCTTCCGCTCGTGATGTGACGTCAGAAAAACCTTCCATTGACCGGAAGGTTCCCCATGTTTGCCTGGTGATATCAAGGAAGGTACACAATCCTGAAATAGTCATGGCTCGCATCTTGGGGACATTAGCCTTAATTATTTCTCCCTGATATGAAAATACCTTGCCCTCCCATAGCGGGTTATCATCAGCCCACTCGAAGTATTCACAACAAGCAGCCCACAGCGCCTCAGGCGATTCGAATTTAGGGTTTCGCCCATGACTACTGCGGGCCTCCCAAAATCGGTTGCCCTTTGGTGCTGCCATATTCATCTCACTTAATTGTCATTTCAGGTTGAGGACTCTTTCGCACTTTCAATCAATGACTGCTTTAGCAATTCAAGTGTGCCAATCGCCTCGCATAAACTGATTTCACCATCGTAATCATGAATGACGATTTCCAGCCGCTCGTATAGCTCTTGAGTAATTGGGAATTTCTTCTCCTTACCCAAATTGATTACGCGGCTCACATCATGCTCCGGTGGTGAACAGGTCTAACGCTTCCTTCGATTTACGCACCGCTTCGAATGTGCGGATCGTGATATCTGAATTAGCGCCGCCTGACTGGAAGTGAATTTTGAATAGCTCAAGCTTCAGCTCGTCAGTGCCAATGAACTGAAATGCTTCTTCTGCGGCTGCGTTCTGGTTCATGACCAGCTTGTAAATCTCTAACTGGAATTTCTGTTCTTCAGTCATGGGAATAATCTCTGCCATTGTTGGCTCCGTTTATCCGTTAAAAGGGATATCAGTTAAGTTATCCCGTGTAGGGTATAAGCCATTGTCGAGACCACTCATTGAATGGTCTCTGCAATAACCGATGTCTTTCCATCAGTACGCCACCACAAAGAATCTTTTTTGCCATAAGGCAGGAGGTTCATCTTTCAGTGGCTGCCAGTGTTATTTCCCCACTTTCTGGCTTGGGTTGTTTCGCTGTACTGCCGTTAATTGGTGAGTCCGGGGATTACGGTTTGCCCGTGCTGTTCAAGGCGTTCAATTCTCGCCAGTAGCTGAGGCTTCTTAATTTTTCCCCAGCGATTAAGCAGGCGGCCTGACATGCTGGCAACATCCTTCTCTTTCATGTACTCCAGCATTACGGCATTTCTCTCTTCTTCAAATTGACGATGACCAACCTGAAGCATGGCGTACATCCAGTTGAATGCGTTGATGTAAGCAATTTTGATACGCATTGCTTCTTTTTTGGTGTAGGACATAACCAAAAGCATCAACCCATCCTTGCGGAGACGGTAGAATTTTTGCGGCTTACCATTCTGTAACTCATTGTTTTTATAGCAAAGCTCAAAGTTGAGCTTTGTATCAAACTCAGGAGGGCAAGCTTCTATGGTTCGTTCAATGTCACGAACCACGTTCTTCGGCAGCTTTCCAAATGCTTTTGCCACCATAAAAGAATCTGTAACCGGATCGTTGTTTGCTACAAAAATTAGGTCTCTGAAATCTATATCGTTAACAACGGTTGGGTAGTTCATTGCGTCTTTACCTTTTAGAAAGATGAGCCTGTTCGCACAGAAAAGCCGCCCCGAGATGGTCGCCACCATATACGGCAGTTCTCAGGCTCAGCTTTCTGAAAGACTCGGGATTGTTACGCGCTGCGATGCGCGGTTTACTGCAGATATAAAAAAGCCCCGCGAATGCGAGGCTAAATCCTGGTATTTGTAATGACTGGCTCTTATCTCAACGCAGCCCCTTACCGCGCGCCAGATGCTCAATATCAAGCATCAGCAATGAGATGTTTAATCTGGATTCACTCCAGAAGTGATCACCACCCTGTCTACAGAGCCAGATGTGAAGGATGATGAGTAAAATTATCGCTATCATCGAAGGCATTGCGTCCTGATGTACTCCTGCAGGTAGTTAACCTGCGCGGTTATCCTGTCGATTCCACTTCGGAGACGGTAATAATTGAGTTCAGCATCTGCTGTAAGTCTTGGGTTTTCTCCATCGCCCATGCTGCTGGCTCCGGTCGTTGACTTTGCACAGGTGGCGGCGACTTGCAGGCGCTTACGCCCAGCAGAAACATCAGCACGGAGACTTTCGATAGTCGCGTTAGCATCAGCAAGCTCCTTTGTGTATCTTGCGTCGAGTTCTGCTACATCACGTTGACGCTTCCGCATATCAGCGATGATGGATGTGGCTTTATCGCGCTGCTCTTTGTAGGCGATTGCATTATCACGGTAATGATTAACAGCCCATGACAGGCAGACGATGATGCAAATAATCAGAGCGGAGATAATCGCGGTGACTCTGCTCATACCTCAATCTCTCTGACCGTTCCGCCAGCCTCTTTGAATTTTGCAATCAGGTTGTCAGCCTTATGCTCGAACTGACCATAACCAGCCCCCGGAAGTGAAGCCCAGATATTGCTGCAACGGTCGATTGCCTGACGAATATCACCGCGATCAATCATCGGTAAAGCGCCACGCTCTTTAATCTGTTGCAGTGCCACAGCGTCCTGGCTTTTCGGAGAGAAGTCTTTCAGGCCAAGCTGCTTACGATAGGCATCCCACCAACGGGAAAGAAGCTGGTAACGTCCGGCTGCTGTTGATTTGAGTTTGGGGTTTAGCGTGACAAGTTTGCGAGGGTGATCGGAGTAATCAGTGAATAGCTCTCCGCCTACAATGACGTCATAACCATGATTTCTGGTTTTCTGACGTCCGTTATCAGTTCCCTCTGACCACGCCAGCATATCGAGGAACGCCTTACGTTGATTATTGATTTCCACCATCTTCTACTCCGGCTTTTTTAGCAGCGAAGCGTTTGATAAGCGAACCAATCGAGTCAGTACCGATGTAGCCGATAAACACGCTCGTTATATAAGCGAGATTGCTACTTAGTCCGGCGAAGTCGAGAAGGTCACGAATGAACCAGGCGATAATGGCGCACATCGTTGCGTCGATTACTGTTTTTGTAAACGCACCGCCATTATATCTGCCGCGAAGGTACGCCATTGCAAACGCAAGGATTGCCCCGATGCCTTGTTCCTTTGCCGCGAGAATGGCGGCTAACAGGTCATGTTTTTCTGGCATCTTCATGTCTTACCCCCAATAAGGGGATTTGCTCTATTTAATTAGGAATAAGGTCGATTACTGATAGAACAAATCCAGGCTACTGTGTTTAGTAATCAGATTTGTTCGTGACCGATATGCACGGGCAAAACGGCAGGAGGTTGTTAGCGCGACCTCCTGCCACCCGCTTTCACGAAGGTCATGTGTAGAAGGCCACAGCATAACTATCACTGATGAATTCAGGACAGCCAGTGGCTACGGCTCAGTTTGGGTTGTGGCGGCCGGAATCGAACCGGCTTCCATCGGTGCGCTGCCGATTGCAGTACGCGCGGCGGTCAGCTACATGACTAGTATTTTCACTATCGCCTATCTGCTAGCTCGCCATTGAGCTTCACCACAACGATAAGAGCACTGCGCGGCACCTTTCACCAATTCCGCGAGGTCTGCGGGTTCAATGCTCTTACCTGTTGTGCAAATAAAAAAGCCACCGTTGCAACTTAAGAGTCACTAACGGCAGCTTATGCGAATAGTGTTGCTCATTTGCTCAATGATGTCAACACGTTCTATGCTACATGTTTAATTTTCTCTACACGTTTCCGGTTTTTAAACGCACTATCCAGAACCGGGTAAATCATAAACAACGAGGCATTGAGGATTTCGTCAACTTCCCGTCGACAGGTTGCGAGCGATGGTTTTTGAATGCGCCCGCCGCCCCGGCATAACATCTTGCGAGGTCTTGCGACGCGATGATAGTAAGATGCAATTGCTCGCTTAGATGAACCATGAGCGTAGTAGCTGAGGAGGATGCCAAAGGCTTTCTTGTCAATGTACATGACGGAATCGACGACCTGAGAAATCAACATTCCATCATCATCATTACACATTGGCCTTGTCATAACTCTTCCCGGCTCTACGCTCTCCATGAACTTCGCTATTACGCTGCTCATGCGCTTTTCCAGGCGGCCTGAATAAACCCATGCGCCCCACAGTTCAAGCCAGCCATTCAGCCAATCGTGCTGTTCTTTGGTGAGGTTTAGTTCTCTTATGCTCATCGTCTTCCCCTCTTGCCCTGTTTGACCATCAGGACGCCGTTAACTATTACGTGACGCTCGCCTTTGCTGTCTCGGTTGTACTTGAGCACTGTTCCTCTTGCGCAGGAAAGCATCCTTGCCACTTCGGTCTGATTGCCTCGTGTCTGGATAAGAAGCTCTGGTATCGTTTGAATTGTGGCGTTCATGCGTTCTCCAGTTCGGTGATTTTTATTCCAAGCCTTCCGCCTGGTACTTTCACGCCACGAATTACGCGAATGTCATCGAATTGCTCGTCGTCTTCCGCAAATCCGGCGTGGATAAGGGAGTCGAGTAAACCTTTCAGGATGTTGTCGAGGTCGCGGCGGCGGGAGTCTGGAACGTCTGCGATGACTTTGATGCGGAGTCGTGATTT